AGCGAGGTGCGCAATGGCCGGTGATCAGTCAATGCGTATCGCTGGTCTACTGGAGAGCCGTGTTGCGGTTATCTGCTCGTCGCTTGGCCTGCAGGTGGCTTGGCCAAACATTGCGTTCACTCCCCCGGATAATGCGCCTTACGGGCGTGTTTATATCTTACCTGCGCAAACTGTGGGGCAGGATCTGGAAGGTCAGTTGCGTACGTACCATGGCATTCTCCAGCTCAACATCATTGCGCCAGCAGGCAGCGGTGTGACACAAGCCAGGGGGCTGGCAACGTCTGTCGCTGATGCCTTCCCCGAAGGACTGCCGCTGGTGGATGGTGACCTGACCGTATACATCAACGGCCCGCCGCAGGTGCGTCCACCGATACAGGATCGCCCGACATCAGCACCAAACGGCAGCAGCGGTTCCATCACTTACACCACTCCCGTCAGCATGCAGTACCGCGCTGATTACTGACCCACCACCTGGTGGGTTTTTTATTACTTAATTTCAGGAGAATGCAATGGCATTCGCAATCCCTAACGGGTCGCGTGTAAACGTGGCCAAGGCGTATCTTGCGCCGATTGTCTTTACTGCGGCATCCAATGCGACGGAATGCGAACTGACCGTTGCCTCGGCAGCTGGCATCCTCGCGGGCGATGTCGTCCAGGTGAGTTCTGGCTGGCTGAAGCTCGACAACATGGTGCTGCGCGTTAAGTCGGTGACCAGCAATAAAATCGTACTGGAAGCCTTCGATACTACCGACACCAAGAAATTCCCGGCGGGTACCGGTGCTGGCACGCTGCGTAAAATCGATTCGTGGATCACCATGCCTCAGGTGATGACGCTATCCACCGAAGGCGGTGACCAGCAGACCATCAGCGTACAGTTCCTAGAAGATGATAAAGCTCGTACCATCCCGACGTTCAAAAACGCCGTGGTTCAGGTCTACACCTTCGCTCATGACCCGCAGTTGGCAATCTACAAGCGCCTGATTGACCTGGACGACTCCAGTGACACAACCGCTGTCTGGTTCCACAACCCACGCGGCAAAGCAGATCGTTATTACTCTGCGAAGGTATCCTTCCAGCGTGTACCACGTACCGAAATCAATGCCGTGGAAAGCAATGAAGCGCGCATGAACTTCGAATCGGACATGCAGATTTACCCGATTGCTGATTCATCCGTCCTGCCACTTGCGTTCCTGACCGACCTGCCAGCAACTAAGTCTGTTGCTGCTAATGCAGCTCTGGATCTGTCGGTGGTCATGCAGGGCGGTTCCGCGCCGTATACCTACGTATGGAAGAAGGACGGCACAGCCATTCCGGGCAAAACCGCATCCACGTTCAACATTCCGTCCGCTCAGTCTTCCGATGCTGGGGTGTATACCTGCGAAGTTACCGACGCCGCAGGCAAGACGCTCACTTCTGCCGGATGCACCGTCAGCATTACTTGATTAATCTGGCCCGGTGAGCCGGGCCCTACCGAGATGAACAAATGACCAAATTCTCCCTGATCCCCAATCCGACATTTTCCGTTACTGCCAGCATCCCACGCGCTGGCGGCGAAGACGGTAAGCTGACCTTAACCTTCCGCCATAAGACTCTGGAGGAGCTGCGCTCCATGGACGAGAAGCTGCAAAAGGCTGCTGAAGGTAAAAAGGCTGCTATTGAGCCGCAGGCCAATTACCTCATGGAAATTGTCGAAGGCTGGGCGCTGCCGGATGAGTTCAACCGCGATAACGTGATCATCCTTCTGAAAAACTACCCTCGCGCTTTCGACAGCATCGGTCTGGCCTACACCAAAGAACTGATGGGTATCCGCGAAAAAAACTGAGGCAGGTCGCCGCAGCGTTGTACACGCCGGGACCGACTCTCGCGGAGTTGAGCGCTTTTGGTTTGATGCCTGAGGACGTGGAGGAAGAGGTGGGGATCCTGCCGTCGGTATGGAAAGCCTTCACCATCTTCTCTGCACTGGCGACTCAATGGCGCGTTGGTGCGAGCGGGGTGACCGGCCTTGATTACAATGTTCTCCCCTGGATGTTTAAGTTACACGGGGTTGAGGATGCGGCGGCCTGCATGGCTGACCTTCAGATTATGGAAAGCGAGGCTCTCAAGGTAATGCATAAGGAGACGAAATAATGACTGACCAGATCGCCTCGATTACTTTACGGGCCGATGTTTCTGACCTGAAAACAGCCAGCAACGAGCTGGATAAACTCGGTGAAGCCGCGGCGGGTGCCGTAGGCAAAGCTGATGACCTTAATAGCGTATTCCGTGCTGGTGCTGAGTCTGCGAAACAGGGCACTGAAGGTATCAAGGAACAGCAGACCGCGCTGAAGGGGCTGCTGGAGAATATCGATCCAGTTAACAAGGCGCTGAACCGGCTGGATGAACAACAGGCCGCACTGCGTAACTTCCAGACCAAAGGTTTCCTGGATACTGATGATTTTCAGCACTACAACAAAATCCTGGACGAGACCCGGTTAAAACTGACGGATACCGGAGAAGCAGCGGCGCGCGCCCAGGCAGAACTGGCCGCGACCCAGGCTGCCGAGAAACAATCAGCAGCACTGAAAAACCTGCTGGGCTCTATCGACCCGACTATCCGCGCGTTTAACTCGCTGGATGAGCAGCATGCGCAGTTGGTGGCACACTTCGAAGCGGGGCGTATTAACGGCGCGCAGTTCGAGCACTTCAATACAATCCTGAACCAGACGCGTGAGCGCCTGTCTGGCGTGGCTGACGTGCTGCCAGAGGCACTATCTCGCCAGGAGGCAGCGGCGCGTCGTGCCGGTATATCTGTCGGCCAGTACAGCGCAGCAATGCGCACACTACCAGCACAGTTCACCGATATCGCCACGCAGCTGGCTGGTGGGCAGTCTCCTTTCCTGATCCTGCTGCAACAGGGCGGGCAGATTAAAGACCAGTTTGGCGGGGTTCAGGGGGCGCTCACTGGCGTCGGCGAATACATCCGCAGCATGGCTGGGATGATTAACCCAACCACTATTGCGCTGGCCGGTCTGGTCGGTACCATTGGCTTGCTGGCTGCTGCTGCATACAGTTCGTCTCAACAGTTCGATCAGGTGGCGCGATCGGTCATCATGATGGGTGGCGCTGGTTTTTCCTCAATGCAGAAGCTCAATGAGGCTGCTGAAGAGGTGGCCGGCAAGACGAATACATCCATCAGTTCCACCGTAGATACGCTGGTTACGCTGAATGACACTGGTAAATATACCGCCAGCCAGATGAAGCAGATCGCCACGTCCATCACTCTGATGGGCAAGGCTGGCAGTGACACCAAAACGGCGATGTCCGACTTCGGCAAGATTGTCAGCGACCCGGTGAAAGGGCTGGCCAGCCTGAATGAGCAGTATGGCTTTGTTGATGAAGCCATGATGAAGCACATCATCCAGTTGCGTAAGCAGAAGGGGGAGCAGGCGGCGGTAAACGAAGCCATCAACCTGTTTGCTGGCGTTATGGCAAAGCGCGCAGAAGAGACCAACAGGGCCACCGACAATATTGGGCAGTCCTGGCAGTGGTTGAAGAAAACAGCATCTGACTCCTTTGATGATATCGGGATTACTGTCCGCGCCTGGGGAAATCAGGTGATCGATATTTTCAACCTGGTTGAAGCTTCGATAAAGGACCTGTTCCTCAACATTACCTCTCTGGATTCCAAGTTTACTGGGACCATTGCAGGATGGGCTGAGAAAATCCCGGGCGGCGGAGCAATAACCGACTTCCTCGGTATGGACATCGAGGCAATGAAAAAGGCCGGGGCGGAAGCTGACAAAGAGATCGCAGCGAACAAAAAACGCTACGATGAACTCTGGAAGCGGGTCACTGCGCCTAATGCACAGGCAAGCTATGAAGCCGAAGCGCGAGGGGCCACGGTTAAAGGTGAGGGAGGATCTAGTCGCGAGTCTAGGGACGCAGTCTCGAAGCTTGCAGAAGACTCTGCCAAAAAGACCAAAGAGGCAAGAGCTACGCTGGATGCTGGCGATCGCACTCTTGAAAATTACCGCGCCCAGGCTAGAACCCTAACCGAAACGCTCGAAACCCTGCGACAGACTGGCGATCTTCATGCCAAAAATACTGAGCTCAGCAAACAACAGTCACGCTTTGCGGAACTGGACGAGTCCGCCAAAACCCGCGCGCTGACCGCGCAGGAGAAGTCACTCCTGTCTAGCCGAGAGGCCATCCTCAACGCTGCCAAAGTGGTGGATCAGAAAAATAAGGAAGTCGAAGCCCAGCAGAAGATTAACGGGCTGGCGCAGCAGGCGAACAAGTACGTCACACAGATGGCGGAAAAAACCGATGCATTACGTGATAGCGCCGGGTTAAGTAGTCGTCAAACGCAGCGTCTGATGGAAGAGGCGCAACTTCGTCAAGGATGGCTGAATGGTGGCGGAAAGCTTGAAGATGCAGGCTATGCGAAAGAGCTGGCAGCGCTTCGTAATTACTATGCTGAAGAAGACAAGCTGCGCGGCGACTGGAAGGCTGGCGCAGTAAGCGGCTGGAATGAGTATCTTGATGCCGCCACGAACACCTATGACGCTGTTAAGAACGTAGCCAGTTCTACGTTAACCGGATTATCTGACATGCTCACCGAACTAATGACAACCGGTACCGCTTCGGTTAAAGAGTTCGGCAAATCAATGCTTAAGATGATCCTTGAGGTGACAAATCGCCTTATGGTTGCTTATGCAGTGCAGGCAGCGATGGGTTGGATAAGTGGTGGAAGTAGCGGTGGCAGTACTCCTGGTGGGGCATATGCTAACGCTGCTGCTGGCGTAACGTTCAATGCCAAAGGCGGCGTGTATGAGTCATCCGGGTTAAGTAAGTATGTGAATGGCGTCTACGATTCTCCTCAATACTTCACGTTCCAGGGGGCGTCGAAGTTTGCCAAAGGTGGCGTCTTCGCTGAGGCCGGCGCAGAGGCAATCATGCCACTGACGCGCGACTCTGCCGGACGTTTAGGCGTCAGAGCTCAAGGTGGAGGAGGGGTGCAGCCGCAGGTAAACATTGATATCTACGTCGATAACAAGGGCAACACCTCATCAACCACCTCTGGTGATGGAAGTGCTGCCGCCAGGGCTTTAGGAAAGGAAATTGAAGCCAAGGTGACTGAGATCCTGGCGCGAGCTGCCAGAAGTGATGGATTGCTTGGCAGGCAGTTCCAGACAAAATAATGACCGCACTACGATGTTGATACAGCAATATCACCCGTAACTGGTTACACCAACGTATCTCCTGGTTATTATGCTAAAAAAATACTAATCAGGGGATGATAGTGCTTAAAAAGATACTGAAGAAGATTCTCAAAACCATCGGGATGCTTATTCTTCTTATCGTTGTAGTCGGTATTGCTGCTGTAGTTAATAAGCCAACTGAGGCAGAGAAGAAACAAAAGGAAGCCAAAGAGTTATCTGACAAGAAACTTGATGATCTTCGTGGGGCGTGTGAGGCCTACGTTAGAATGTCGGTCATCAACAAAAGCACCCTGGATATGTCTGTGTTTGACTCAAAAAGATGGTTGGGTAGCGATGGTAACTTCTATGCTACACAGGAATTTAGCGCAAAAAACAAATTTGGACTTGAGCAAAAATTCAGGGCTGTATGCATCGAGGGCAAAGACGGAAAAACTGATTACCGAATTGAAGAAATGACCAGTAATTAATCAATATTTTTTGGGGATGATAATGAGAACGATAGCTCTGTTTTTTGGCGCTGTATTTCTGACTGGATGTGCTACAAAACCTATTTCGACTGAGCAGGCAAAGCCCGCACCAGAAAAACAAATACTTGATAAGTCACTTTTCACGAAAAAGCCAGAAACCGGAGTGGTTGTAATCAAACGTGACTCTGGTTATGTGGGGAGTGCTTGTCTTACAAGGGTATATGTTGATGGTCGTGAAGTTGCTGACCTTGACCCAGAACAAAAAATTACAATCTACCCTAGTTTGGGTGATCATATCTTCAGTGCATGGCCAAAAGGTATGTGCGGCGGAGGAATGAGCGAACAGGCTGGCAAAGTAACCGAAGGTAAGGTATTAACTTACAGGATAGGTTACGGCTCTGGTTCAGAATTTGGGATTTACCCAACTGCATTTTAACAACTAACCAAGCCCTCCCGGGCCTATAGCTCAAAAAGCCTCGCTAACGCGGGGCTTTTTGTTGCTATCCGGAGAACGATGCGTCGTGTTCAATGTATATTTAGCCAGGTTTAGGCATCTTAGTAGTTTTGCTATGATTCGGCTAAACATCCTTTGGTCGATACGGATATGACTAGCGCTAACCCTCAACTGAAAACTAATGAGCTTCTTGACAAGCTAGTTCCCTCTATCGAGTCGGGAGA